ATCTGTTTGATGTACCATTAACAGTTGATCCTGCTGCTGCCCAACCACTTGATTTGTAAACTTTTAATTCGTTAGCAGTGGTGTCAAAATAAAGATCACCCACATCATTTGAACTTGATGGAGCTGACGACAATATTCTGTATCTTTCAGCAAAACTGTTTACTCCAGCTACGTTTGTTGCGACTGTTCCTATGTTTGTATTTGCTGCCGCGACTGTATTTATATTTGTATTATTACCAGCTACTGTATTAATATTAGCCGAATTTGAATTTACAGCATTAATGTTAGTCGAATTATTGTTCACAGCGGTTACTGCGGCGCTAATTCCTGCAACGGAAGTTACATCCGATGCTATACCCGCAACACTATTAATATTAGTTGCATTTGAAACTGCAGAATTAATATTACTACTGTTTCCTGCAACACTTGTAATGTTACTATTATTTCCCGCAACTGTCGCAATATTAGCATTTGCTCCCGCAACGGTGTTTACATTTGCAATTGCTAAACCTACGGTATTAACATTTGCAATATTAGTCGCAACAGTATCAATTTCTGATGTTGTTTCGTTTAAATCATCAGCAACTGTTTCTACTTCTGAAACTGCTTCTGCTAAATCATTGGCAACTGCCACAACTTTAGTAATATCAGATGCCACTGTATTAACCGAACCAATGTTTGTTGCGACGGTATTAATGTTTGTAGCGTTTGTGTTTGCTGTACCAATGGCCGATATGTTACTATTAACAGTATTAATTGCTGCTATATTACTGTTAACATTAGTTAATGTTGCTTTGTCGGTTGTAGATAACCACGTATTTTCTAAATAATTCTTTGTTGCAGCGTCTGTGTTTGCTGTAGGATCCGCCACATTTTTAAGTCTTTTACTTTGTGCATCCCATTGAAAGTCTGCATTATCAAGTTTAATAACATCACCAGAATCATCAATTGCTTCCTGTGACATATTAAATGCTTGAATAGAGTCAGTATCTAGATCTGATTCTTTTAGTACTGATCCAGCTACGTAGTCTGTAAGTCTTGATGTTTGACTTGTTTTTCTTCTAAACTCAATTGCAACTCCATTTGCCGGCGCTGATGATAGTGTCGCCGTGGTACCAGCCGCATTTAAAGTAAATGTTGTGTTAGCACCAGCAACAGTACAAGATAAGTGTGCACTGTCAATATATGTAAAAGGTATAGCAAAAGCTGTTGTGCTTCCGTTACCAGTGTATCTTACGAATGAATTTGCCATTGTTTTTTCCTATAGAGGTATCTGTTAAAAGTTAAGTAATTGGTCTAAAGTTTTGTTTGATCTGTTTAGACTATCTTTGTGTTTCCAAGCATCAGACCTCTCTAATGATGCGTTGTTAAAGTCTTCTAATAATGTTGGATTATTACGAATTACAAAGTTTTTGATATTAGTTTTGTATTTATTATATACACTTTGAATCATTTTTCCTCGTTTTTCATTAAGGAACCCTGATTGAGCTGGTCCTTCTGCCGCTTTATACTCTGGAGACTTAGTAACCATATCTTCTAAGGCTTGTTTTACAGTTTTTCCATAGTCTGGATCATTCCTATCTTTTATTGTGTATGTTTCTAATAAAGCCAACATACTGTCTAATGGTGTAACACCATCAATTTCATATTTAGGATCTGTTAAATCAATATTAGTATTTGTTAATCTTTTACCTTGTTTAGTTATACCTTTACCAGGATCTGTACTACTAGTTGCTGCTAGTTTAGATAATTCTTCTTTTAGTATAGTGCTTTCAGTTGTACTAGTTTTTCCGACAATAGGAATTAACCAATCTTTAATTGGAAAACCAAATACACCTTTTGGTTTATGCATTACTTCACCAAGTATATTTCTTTTTGGTGGTAATTTTTCTGCATCACCCCAAGTTATATTATCTAATGAATCCGCTAGTGTTCTTATTTCTCTCATCGAAGCATCACTATTTGTTTGTCTCATAAAACTTGAAAAAGGTATAAAACTTATTGCAGTGTCATTTAAAAATCTTTGCCATCTAGTTGGACTTTCAGTTCCAATCGCGGTCATTAAACTTGTAACACCTTGTAAATATGTTTTTGATGCCATATTAGAAACCAAACTAACCATTAATCCAGCCATAATATTTCTATCTCGTTCTGGATTTGCTTGATCCATAAATTGAACTAAGTCTGCTACAATACCTACAAACATAAATCTTGGATCCATTCTGTTGTAAGCAACCCATTCTACTGTTCCATCATCTTTAATTATTTTTTTAGAATATGGTTTATGAGTTAATAACCAAGCTTCTCTTAACGCTGGATTTTTTGGTCCTCTTCCAGTAATTTCTTCGTTAATCGCAAGATCAAATGCTTTGTACATAATCATAGAACCTAATACTTGTCTTCCAATAACTTCTGATCTGTCAACTCCGCCTTTTCTTAACATATCAAAATTACGTTTTTGTAAAAATCCTGTTATAGGCATTCTTTGCATCTGATGTCTAAATAAGTTTGTTGGTGTTCTAACAAAAGGTAACATTAATCTAAACGGGTTATAATTACCTTTTGATAATGCTTGAAATCTTGAACCTAAATCTAACCAAGCTCCGCCTTGTAGTTCTTGTGTAAATGTAGCTTCCCTAGAATACATTCTTGCTTCGTCATTTACAAAACGACCTAATTTATCAAAACCTTTTTTCTCAAATTTTCTAACATAAGAATCAAAGTTAGCACCTTTTAAACCTTTATTTAAAGCTCCATCAACTGCCATTTCATGTAATTTTGCTCTGTAATTTATTTGTTTAAATAATTCATCGGTTGTTACAAGTAGTCTTGATGGTAGTCTAAGTGTACTGCCTATTAAATCAAATGTTGCTGCACCAAATTTATTTTTAATATTAAAGTTTTGAGAAGAAAAAGCTTTTGGAGCTTTGTTTTCTATAATTCTACCCATTTTATCAGCATATAAATCTTCTTCTTTAAATGCTCTTCCTACTGAAACTAATGTGTCATCAATTCCTCTCATTAATCCTCTGTATCTTGAAAACGCTAATCTAACAGATCTTCGACCATTTTTAGTAAATGATGTTAATACTCCACCAGTTAACAATTCTAATGGTCTTAAAAATGTTTCTATAAATGTAGAACTTAAGTTAATTACTTGTGTTAACGGTCCTGACAACAAAGCATTAATATAAACTTCTGTAACCACATCCCAAGATTTTGTTAGCATAGATCTTTCAATAGTTTTCTTAAGACCAGCAAAATCTTCAATTTTAGAAATACGTTTAGCAAAATCTTCTATATTACCATCAAAGTTTTTAGTAATATCTGCGATTGCTTGTATATCTATTTTAGCTGCACCAGTTTTAATTCTTCCTGCTTGTGTTGTTCTTGCCGCTGCTTTAATTGCGTCTTTTAATTCATCTGTAGTTTTAGCAATAATAGCAAGTGTTTTTGCAAGATCTGTTTTTAAAGAAACATCAGCGCCACCTTTAGCAACAATTTTTGATAATCGTTTTGCTTCAGCTCCTAAACCTTGTAAAGCTTTTTTAGTTGCTATAACTCTAAACGGAAGTTCTGCTACATTGTCTACACTAGATAAACCTTTAACAAGTACATCAGCTTCCATATCCATCATATCAGATACTTCGTCAACTTGTTTGTTAGTTAATACATTATCCCATTTATCTTTATAAGACTTATTCATTGACTTAACAACTTTTTCAATAACTACTTGTACATCAAGAGAACTTTTCCAGTTTTTAACATTAAATGGTAAATCTATATTTACAATATCATTTGTATTTTTAATAGATTCATCTAATTGTTTTTCGTCTAATAAAACTTCTTTTTGTTTTGGAACTGGTTTTGGTTTTACTTGTTTTGGTCCAATAAATTCTGATTCTTTTATTTTAGCTGCTGCGTCTGCTGCGTCATCAACAATAATACCTTTTTTGTTTGCTTCTTCGATAATTTGTGCTTGTTCTAATTTTTTGCTTTTATATCTAGCAACAACACCTTGATTGTACTGTTTAAATAATCCTAAACCTTTAGCAATAATATGTATACCACCAGTTATACCAGCGCCTTCTAATGCTTGTTTTAATTTAATCATTGCATCTGAATCATCTTCATCTGTAGTTAAAAATTGAAACACAGGATTTTGTAATGATGGATAACGTTCTACTAAGAAATCAACAGCAGTTCCATCTTCTGGATCAAATGCTGTTACATCTGTTAAAGCACCAATAACTAATTCTTTACCTAGACGAAATGGCTTAGTTGGATCTTTAGCTAACAAAGGTATTTGTTGTATTCCTTTTTTTATAAATCCATAATTAGAAAAGAATGCAACTACATCACTATTAAATGCTGCAACTGAACCTTCTTCTACTTCTAAAAAGTTTGGAACAATATCCATTTTTTCTGCAAAGTATTCTTTTTGTAATAAATCTTTATCCCATTTACCTGTTGCAGTATATTTCCATGTTGCTTCTCCAAGCCCTATCCATGGATTAATTACCATATTTACAAATTCTGCTGTACCTTCAATTCCTTTTATAGGACCTTGTAATACACCTTTAGAACCTTCAATAAAATTATCTACAAAACCTCTTTCTTCTTCTACTTCAGCATCTGCTTTTTCAGCATTTTCAATTAATTCTTTTTTCTTTGTAAGCGAGTCAAAATCTATCTTTGTTTTGTTCGCATTGATTATAGAATCAAAATCAATTTTGTCTGTCATTATTCGTCGTCCCTAAAATAATTGTAGATGTTACTAAATATTCGTTCCGCTATATTAGGCTCATCAGGATTGTCTTCTTTTTCTCCTTTAGCAGAAGCGTCTAATGATTCAATTAAAGCAAATTGTTGTTTAATAATCATTTCGACTCCTGACTTACCATCTAAATTATACTCTGTTAATAAATCAGCAATTTCGCCTGTTCCGTTAGTTTCCCATTGTTCTACAGCAGCTTTTAATTCTGCTGTTCCTTTAAATTGTAAAGGTAAACTTGTTAAATTCTTTTCGTTTTCTCTATTTTGATATTTTTCGATACTAAATGGTACTAATTGGCTTGCATCTTTGTATTGGTAATGTTTAAACAATTCATCTGATAAATTATCTGCGTATAGTTTTGCTTGGTATGCATCTGATTCGTTTGACATATCTGGATTATTTTTCTGAAAATAACCTTCCATCATAATAGCAAACGCGTCTTTTGCAATTTTTGCTTTTTCTTTACTAAGATCTGTTGATATAGCCATTGGACCACCAGTAAATCTATAAGCAAGATTTGAACTAGTTTCTTTTATGTATGTAGATTGTAATGCTTCTTTTCTATTTTGATCCAATATATTTTCGTGAGACTCTTGTTCAGTATATAATTCTTGTTCTAATTCAGCCCATTTTTTACTTGTTTCTGCATTAAATAATGTAGAACCATTTTTTCTTTTATATTTTTTAACAGCTTCTAGTACTGCAAACGCAGCTTTGTAATCAGCATCTGGAGAGCCTTTAATTGCATATTTTTCTATAAGTGATTGTGCTGCTCCTAATGCTATTTGATTAAATTCATTGCCTTTTAATCCAGCCAACAATTTAGCATTAGAACCTTCTGTGTCTAATGTTCTGTAAAATTCAGCCGCAAGCATTTCGCCTTTGTCTTTATTTTGATCAGTGATAACAATACTAGTTTCTAAAGAATCAATAATTACATTTTCTAAATTTGTTTTAAGAAGTGTGTGTTGTCTTTCTTTTATATAAGAAACATAACTAGTACCAAGATTAGCATTGGATTGTGCAACAATACCATCTAAACCTTTTTTAAAGAAATTACTTTCGTTAGATAAATTTTTATTAAAATATTCTGAATCAAAGTTAGCACTCCATTTAAAGAACTGACTTCCATCTTTATCTTCCCATTCTGGATTTTCTGCGATATTCGTTTGAATCCATTCGTTCATCTTAGTTTGTTTACTTAAACTAAATTGAATACCATGGTTTTTACCTTTAACATTATCATACACTGATTGCCAATAAGGTGATTGTGTACCATCTAATTCACCACTCTCAACTGCTGTTGCATACGATTTTGCTTCAGTAGATCTTGCTTTTATTTCAGCTTCTCTATCTGTTTTTTCTGTTATTTCTTTACCTTTATAATCTGTGTAAGCATTTAATGCTGGAGTTACATCTCTACGCAATATCGTAGCTAGTTGTAATAATCCACTTGGATCTTTTGAAACTCTGTTAACACCTGGAAATGTACTTTGATATGCCATTATACTTTACCGTAATCTCCCTTCTTGTATTTAGAATAAGAACCAACACCAGCAGAACCTATTTGTAACATTAAACCTAATTTACTAGGTGGTTGAACTGGAGGTAATCCTGCTATAGTTCTTCTCATTGCAGCATAAGCATCATCACGACCAAAGGCTACTTGTTGATTAGATGCATCAATTCCTGCATCAATTATATTTGTATCTAGATCTGCATCAAAACCAACATCTCTCAACATACCTATTAAATCGCCTTTGCCTTCGCCTGCGTTTGCCTGTGCTGTTGCTAATGCGTCTAATTTATCTCTTTTAGCTTTAAACTTTTCTCTTGCACTATTTTCATTTGCAACAATTCTTTCTGCTTCTAATCTTGTTAAGTCTTCACCATAAGCAATGTTTGCATCTCTTGCAGCTTGATCGTTTGCTGCGGCCTGTGCTTGCGCTGCTTTTTTCTGTCCTTGGTATTCTGCGTTAGCTGACGCAGCTTGCAAACCAAAGTTAGCTACTGCCATTGATACTGGATCACACATTTTTTTGCCTCATTACTAATAAAAACTCCTCGTTGTTAATTCCATATTTACGTTTTGCTTTTGGTTCAAACCCACAAAATTGTAACCATTTTAAAGTTTTCCAATTTTCTGGATGCACCCAATTATAAATAATTTTATATTCTTCATTTAATTTGCTTACCCATTGTCTACATTCTTTTATAAATTGTCTGGCATCAGTTAATAATTCATCACTTGATAACATCCAAACTACACCGTAACCTTTTACAAAAGGACAATCTGATACACCAAACATACCAATACATTCATTATTAGTGCCAACCATTGTATAAACTTTTGAATTCTTTAATTCGAATGATGATAGCAAACCGACAATTGGTTTAACACCATGCGAAACCATTATTTCATCAATATCTTCTTGTCGCATAATTTTGCTAAGATGTATTGCATCTGTAGGTTTTGCTTTTCTTACATATCCTGGCATTATCTTCTTGACCTTCTATGATAAAAGCTTTCTATTTCTGCTGCAACTACATGCATTGGTAAATAAGAATCTGTTTCGACTGTTACTGTGTGTTGTGTATTTTCTGCTTGAACAGGTACATTAAATGTTCCTGAAACAATAGGCGCACTTCCAATAGTAAAAGACGAATTACTTATAATTTGACCATTCATAGTATAACTTCTAAGTGTTCTATCGACCGGTTGTACTTTAACTTGAAAGAAACCTGTGTCTTCATAATCAAAAGCAATGTTTCTTACTTGTAAACGTCCTGATGTAACTGAAAGCTTACCACCAGATGGTGATGGCTCTTTTACATACACAGTCGACATTTGATATTTTGTTGTATATTTAGTTCCAAATATTGCGTTCGGATAATTACCTTCTGCATAATATGTGGCTCCTGAATTAGTTACAGTTAAATCAACACCAGTTGCTGCATCTACACCAAATAAACCTGTTCGTTCTCCATAAGGAGATGTGTAAGTTGTTTTGTCTGTTGCTGCGTCGTAAGTGCCTGTTAATGCGACTTTGTGATCTAATGCTACATTAAATGTTAAATTTGTTTCATTTAAGTTTTGAATATCTACTGTATATAATTTACAATTTTGTTTATCGTTAGCAATCATATATAATTTACTTTCAATAATCATTCCGCCTAAAATCTCTACACCATCAAATATCCATTTAGACCATGATGCTTGTATTTTTTCATTACGATCCCAAAAGTATTTATAAACATAAATTTCTTTTGAATTAGTAGGAGTTACATTTGAGTTTACTGAGTAAGGCGATGTTGATTCACCGACTTTTGTATCATACGGAAATGCAAACATTGTATCTTCCATTGGACAAGCCAACAATGATGTTACATTAGAAGGTATATAAGATGATATTCCTGCAGTAATATCTATTGAATCATTTGTTAATGTATCATTATCTGCATAGTATTCTCTAACAGCACTAAAATTTCCTTTTTTCTGAATAAAATAAATATAACTACCAACAGCAACTGGTTCAACTTCAGCATTATGTTCGAATGTTGTTGTTGATACAATTGACGCTGATTCTGGTGTTAATGTACCATCAGATTTTAATATAAATTGGTTTGTATCTGAAAATAATAATAATTGTTCGTTATATGCAATCGCATGTTTTAATGTTGATACTTGTGTTGACGATGCTGCAATATCTATAGTATCTGTATCTAATGAATCTGTCCCTGTTGTTTTAAAGAAATTATAAAATTCTCCATTTTCACTAAATACAACATTTTCTTCTGATAAAATTCCTAATCTATTTTTATAAAATGTAAGATTATTTATAGTCTTTCCAATAAAAGTTGGATTAGGATTTGTATCTGCATCTCCTGAAATTCTTGAATTCCATGTTAATTGTTGGAATGTAAATGTACCATTGTTATTATTTACTAGTGCGTGTGGCATTGTTGTAGCATCAAAACCTAATACAACACCAGGTCCAACTACTTCATTCCAAATACCTTCAGTTTTAAAATTAACATAGTAATCAGATAATATATCACCTTCATCACCAGTAATTTTAAGTATTGCATCTGTTGGCGCATAAAATGGTAAATCTGCAAAATCTTGTACTTCGTCTTTTACAGAATACATAGCGTTACCACCAAAACCATCAGAAGTTCCAACAGTGTAATTAACATTTCCGTCAGTTGGTTTTATATCTAATGTTGATGTGTATCTTGTAGTTGTAAAATAACTTGTAATTCCAGAATAATTTTTAAGTCCTTGTGTTGTACTTAATGTTGCACCTGTATCTGTTCTAATAGTTTTAAATCCAATATCATCTGCTGATCCGTTCCAATGTGTTGATCCTGTGCCAAAACATAGAATATCTGCAATTTTCATTGTGTCTCTAAATGCAGCATCAGTACTATAATCATTTCCAGATGGCATTTGAAATTGTACTTCTATTTCATACGACATATTTGGGTGTTTAACTGCTACAGCATAAATTCTTCCATAGTTACTTTGTTTTACGTATACTAATGCTCTTTCAATTTTTGCTGCTGATGTTGCTGTAGCCATTGCTGGTATTTTTGATTTATTAACTACAAAAGTAAAATCTGCAACAGTTACAAACTTAAAATCTTCTTTTGGATTTGTAGATGTTAAATAAGCATTTCCATTTGGAAAACTTACTGTTTTATTAACACCATCTAGATTCCATACTTTAACATTTTGATTTGTAAAAGCTGTTATAAAAGCATTATTAGCGTCACGTTGTACACCATGAATTGCAGCATTAGTCGGATATACATTTGTTGAATCTAATGTTGCTGTATAATTTAATGATGGTCTTTTAGATAAACCTTCAACCAATCTTGATTGTGCGTTTTCCTGTAGTTCAGCCTGAGTTTCATTTCGTTGTGTTGAAGTTTGTTGGCTGACCCCATTGATTAGATTTGGTATACTTTGTGATATTATGGGCATTAATAACTTCTTCTTGTTGTTCGATTAATAATATTATAAACATCATTACTTCCGCTTAGAACATTATAATCACCATTGTTTGCATCAGAACGTTCACAATTAATAATTGCTTCTTGTTCGTCTACTTGTGTAAATCCAGCAAGTTCTGATGAACCTACCATTCTAGCTTGGAATTTTCTTCCTGCTTTTATTACTATTAATTTTCTTGCGTATTCTGGAATATGTTCAAAATGTTCTGCTGTTACTTGATCAACAAGTGGAACAACTGTAAATACATCTGTTTTATTTTTTAAATCGTATAAGAAACCATTTCTAAAAGTTATATCATACTCTGTTCTGTAATCTTTACTTGTATCAATTTGTATTACATTACTACCGACTGGAATCTTGCTATTTTGGTCTAAGGCTAATTTTACTTCTGCTTCTGTATTAAAATGCCAACCACGAGATTGTACTTCTACATTAGTTTCATCTAAAATCTGTAATGCAATAGAAACATCAACGCCGGTATTACCTGTAATACTGCTAACAGGAGCTTCACCTATAATACTTAGTAAAGTGTTAACTGCCTGTAATTCTGTTGTTGGTGTGATTCTAAATGCCATTATTTTCCTTTAATTAAATTTATAAAGAGGCGACTTCAGTCTCCCTAGGTCGCCTCCCCTTATAAGTATAAAGTAACGTAAATTATTACGCTTCTCTAATTCCTACTGCTGCTTCTGGTCTTAATGCGCCATGACCCATAGCGTATTTAGCAACCATTAATGTACCTTGACGTCTAATGTCATATTCCATTTCAGTTGCAAGATCCATAAGCTTAACTGTTCCTACTGCACTCGGGTGACAAACCATAGCCACGTAATTACTTACGTTAACTGCTTGTGGATTTGATCCACCTTGAGTTGCTGAACCTTGGTCTACACCAGAGTTGATGTTTCCAGAAATAAAGTGAGGAGTTGGAATTAATTCAATTCCAGCTACTTTCATTACTCTACCTTCTGCTACACCACCATTAGCTCCACCACTGAAGTCAACATTGACTGCATTTGTAGCGTTTGCTAATTTGTAGTATTCTTCTAGTCTTATGAAACACTTTCTACCTTCTTTTGGAACGTAGTGTGAGTCTAAAGCTGAAGCTGCATCAAACAATGAATCAATCATTGCGTTAGCTGCT